CATTTGATATGGAAGCTGACGCACAACAAGGAGCCCAGAATATATCGCAAGAAGATCTTGCGTTACCATTCTTAAAGATTTTGGGACAGCTATCTCCAGAGGTAAACAAAAGAGATGGTAAATATGTAGAGGGCGCAGAACCTGGCAAAATAATCAATACTGTCACAAATGATTTGTACGACATGGTATCTGTAATACCTTGTCACTACAAAAGACAATATATCGAATGGCAAGACAGAGGCACAAGCACAGGTGCTCCTGTTGCGATACACGAGGCAGATAGTGATATCATAAGTCAGACGACTAGAGGTAAGGATTATAAAGACAGATTACCAAATGGTAATTATCTTGATAATACCGCTAATCATTTTGTGCTTATTGTTGGTAAAAATCCACAGACAGCATTGATATCTATGAAATCTACTCAACTAAAAGTTAGTAGAAAATGGAATTCAATGATGATGGGTTTAAAGATGCAGGGTAGAAATGGTTTGTTTACACCGCCTACTTACAGCCACATTTATAATCTATCAACTGTTCAGATGTCTAATGACAAAGGAACATGGTTTGGTTGGGATGTAGCTAAAGTCGGTCCTGTAACTGAGAAACACGAATATGAAATGGCGAAAGCTTTTGCATTAAGTGTAGGTAAAGGTGAGGTAGAAGCTAAACCCGAAGCACAAGAACAAACTAAAAAATCTTTAAATTTATAAGATCCTAGGTAGTGGGCGTCGAAGCGAGAGTGGATACGCCCACTTTTAATTTATGAATGATAAGATAATAAAAGCTCCGGTTACGTATGAGGATTGGATAGATCTGGGACGGGTGATCATACCCTGTGATACAAAGCAGAGTGTGGTCGAGAAATGGTCCGATCCGGATTTTAAGATTACGAAAGAAGAATGGAGAATAGAACACGCAACGAAACAGATAGGACTTAGACTAGATCAATACATAGATTTTGATATTGACAATCCTGTTGTTAAAAGATTTACAGGCGATCACATAAAATCATGTGGTGCTATATTTGGTAGAAGAAATAATCCATCAAGTCATTACCTTTGGTCTGGCACATCAGACTATAAGAAGTTTGCATTACCAAAAGAATTAGAAAATTATTATAAAGAATATCAACATGGTGCAACACTGTGTGAGATAAGACATGGCGCAAACAAATACACATTGGTTCCAGAAACAAAATATCATACAACAAACGAGATAGTTAAGTGGGTTAAATACGATGGTATTGATGAGTACCCAGGTAATTTAAAAGTAGATCTTGGTAAGATAGCATTGTCTGCTGCGTTATGTATTACATATGCAGGGTCTGGACAGAGAGACGACTACTGCACTGCTGTAGCAGGTGTATTGTTAAAACACACAGAGTGGAATGTGGATGAGATAGATGATTTTGTTTACAAGATTGCCATAGCAGCAAAAGATGAAGAGGCAGAGAAGAGAAAGAAAAAAGGAACAACGCATAAAAAAGCAAACAGGAAATTTGGTATGCCAAAACTTGCAGAGATTATCGGATGCTCCACAAAAACAATAGCAACATTATTTAGTTGGATAGGTGTGCAGGAAGCAACAAGTGAGGAGGCAAAGCAGTCTATCGGACAGATAATAGAATATGGCAGTGACAGATATTTCGTAAAGATAAACGCTGTGGTGCAGGGCGAGGCTGTTGAAAAGACAATCACAGTTGACGGACCGACACTTAGAAATAAAAAATTATTTTACGATGCTGTAATCAGTAAAGCGTCTGTATGGATACCAGAGATGAAAGCTTCGGATTTTGAAGAGATAATGCGTAGAAAATATGAGGCAAGAGAAAAATCAAATAACTATGTTGAAGAGGCAGAGGAGGATCTGAGATTTGTTAAACATTTTAAAAATTATATATCGGAGCAAAAAGCTTATACAAACAAGAAAGAGTTAGCATACTTTGGTTTACCTTATTTTAACATGAATAAAAATATTTTAGAATTTAATCTTGATAAGTTTGAGGACTACCTACAAAAACAAAAGATAAATTTACCACGGGTTGACCTGGTGATCAAATGTCAGAATATATTAAAAGCAAAAAAGAATCATGGTAAGTATGGTGAAAAATCTTGTGTGTCATGGCGTATGACAGGCCAAAAACTTGATAAAGAAGATTTAATAATAGAAGGAGAATACAAGGAGGTAAAAGATGAAACAACCTAAATTTATATCAGGACCACCAGGAACAGGTAAAACATCTATGTTCATCACGCAGAAATATACAGAGTTGTTAAAAAATTATTCTCACAACAGAATAATAATATTATCACACACAAATGTTGCAGCCGATGAGATAAGAGATGAGATACTCAAACTACCAGAGATGCAGGGTGTTACAAAAAAATCCATGAAGTATAACATCTGCACAATACACTCGTACTGCAAAAGCAGATTGGTTGGACGTAAAGAAGTGTTTGGTTATGAAGATCACATGAATCTAACAACAATAGATTCTTTATTTAAATTACAAAGAGTGACAGAGTCAGAATTTAATGCAGACAAACACAAGTTCTATAGATATCTTTCTGATGCATACGGTAGAGGCAAGACATTAAAAGAACATTGGAAGACATGTGATAAGAATGCCTACAAACCATATAGTCTAAACTCTATCGAAGAGATGGCTTATGTATATTTTGAATACAAAGAAGATAGTCATGTTTGTGACTATGCAGATATGATACAGGATTTTATAGACAAGGCTGTCGAACCAGACATAGATGCATTGATAGTTGATGAGGCACAGGATAGTAATGTGCCACAGAGGGAAGCTCTCGATAAGATGGCAACAAAAACAAAAGAATATTATTTTGTGGGTGACGCTGATCAGACCATCTTCGAGTTTGCAGGATCAGATGCAGATTATTATCATAGACTTTCAAGAGATGCAGAGCAATTAGATCAGGGGCATAGATGTGGAAAGACTATCAATGCTTTGTGTAAGGATATAATAAAACCAGTGTGGGACCATTATGGCTATGATAGAATCTGGAGACCAACAGACGTGATAGGAAATCATTATTATTTGCCTAATCTAAATAAACGATGTAGCGCCATGATGGCCTTGTTAGATAAAATAAAATATACGGACGAGACTTTTTTATTTACTTATCGAGGCACGCCATCGGATTCATGGGTCAAAAAATTTTTCAAACAACATGGTATAGAGTTTGCACATGTAGGAAACACGGCCCACGTACCAAAGAAAGAATTACGATGTCATAAACTATGGCCAGACTTCTGTAAAGGAACACCAATGCCATTGAAACAGATAAAAGATTTTTGGGAATATGCGGGTAGTAAAGTTATAGTTAGAGGTAAAGGTGAGGAGAAGTTTGAAGATTGGGTAGACAGAGAATATACGATAGACTACATGATATATCACAAATATCTAAAAAAAGACGCAGGAAAAGAGAGAGATTTTTCCATAGTCAGGAAACAAAGAGGTAAGAAAGAAGACTACGAAAGTAGACTTATTTACATTAGAAAGATTCTAAACAAGGGTTTTGATGATGGAGAAGTAAGAGTAAAATATGCAAACATACACACGGTAAAAGGTTTGACATTTGACAATGTGATCGTCGATCTTACAACAACGAGACTCGAAGATTATTTCACACAACTCAGATTAAAATATGTTGCATACAGTCGAGGCAAGTTTGATTGTTGGACTGTGGCATCACAAGGTAAATACACGTTAGGAGTAAGATGACAAATAAAGAAATGTTTAAAGGAGTGACATATGATTCATTAGAAAAGCAGGTAGGCGGAAAACATTATAAAAGTTTTCGCATACAGCCAGCAGAGTTTATCAACGAAAATAAACTCTTGTTTGCAGAAGGCAATGCTATAAAATATATCTGCAGACATTCTGTCAAAGGAAAGGAGGAAGATATCAAGAAAGCGATACATTATTTAGAGATGATATTGGAAAGAGATTACAATGTGTAACACACCAGAGGATTTAAATCTTGAAGGGGTAGATACGGTTGCGATAGATATCGAAACATACGATCCTAATCTTAAAACAAAAGGATCTGGTGCGATACGTAACGATGGTTTTATATGTGGCATCGCTGTTGCAACAAAGAATGATCTTGCATATTTTCCGCTACGACACTCTGATATATTTATAGATTTTAAGAGAGACGAAAAGATCTGGAGTGTTCTCAATGATAGAATATTTCAAAACGAGAATATCACAAAAGTATTTCACAATGCGATGTATGATGTCTGTTGGATCAGAGCGGTGACAGGTATGATGATCAAGGGCAGAATAGTTGACACGATGATAGCAGCATCTGTCATTGATGAGAATAGATTTAGATACTCACTCGATGCATTATCAAAAGATTATCTTAACGAGGAGAAATACAAATACGATTTACAACAGAAAACTTTAGAATGGTCTGGTGGTACGGTAAAGGACCCAATGACTAACATGCATAAACTTCCTTCATCGATTGTAAAAGAATATGCAAAGCAAGATGTAAACCTAACTTATAAGTTATGGAATCTTTTTGATAAAAAAATTGACGAAGTATTATACACTAAAGATGATGGAGAACAAAAAACTTGTAGACAGATTTTTGAATTAGAAACAAAATTATTTTTGTGTTTGGTTGACATGAAATTTAAAGGAGTTAAGATAGATGTCGCAAAAGCGATCCTGTTTGGAAGACATCTCAAGAAACGTAGAGACCAGATAATAAAAGCAATAGAAAGTATAACAACAATCAAAGTTGATATCTGGGCTGCAGCATCAATCAAAAAATTATTAGATCATCTTTGCATTAAAGATTACAAGGTCACTCCTAAATCTAAGATGCCACAACTGCCGAAGGATTATCTAAGAACACACAACAATAAATGTTTACGTATGATCGCAAAGGCAAGAGAGTATGACAAAGCGGTTAATACTTTCATAGATGGATTATTAGAATACGTTCATGATGGTAGAATACATGCGGATATAAATCAGATAAGATCAGATTCAGGTGGTACGGTTACCGGTAGATTCAGTATGTCAAACCCTAACCTGCAACAGATACCTGCAAAGGGTTATATCGGTGGTAAGATGAGAGAGCTGTTCATACCGGAAGATGGACATAAATGGGGTAGCTTTGACTACTCACAACAGGAGCCACGTATTGTGGTGCACTATGCGATAAAACTAGGCTTACCAGGCACAGAGAACCTTCAGGAAGAATTTGATAGGGATGATGCCGATTTCCATCAGATCGTCGCTGACATGGCTAATATCTCCAGGAAACAGGCAAAAACGATCAACCTAGGTCTGTTCTATGGTATGGGCAAGATCAAGCTACAGAGGGAGTTGGGTCTGGATCAAAGACAGGCAAAAGAATTATTTAACGAATATCATGGAAGAGTTCCTTTTGTGCGTCAGCTATCTCAAGAACTGATAGCATTTGCGAAAGAGAATAGATTACTATTTACACTGCATGATAGATTCTGCAGGTTTGATAAATGGGAGACAACAAACAAGGAATGGAACCCTGACATAAATAGATTTAACGAGGTGCCACTCTACACAAAAGAGCAGGCGATGGAGGCATTCAAGGCAGAGATGTTAGATAAGTATAAAGAGAATAAGATAGATGCAAACTACATGGATTATTTTGATAGATACTACACGCCCGCATTTACATACAAGGCTTTGAATAGATTGATACAGGGGTCAGCTGCGGATATGACAAAGAAGGCCATGGTCGATCTACATGAAAAAGGTATAATACCACACATACAAATACACGATGAGCTTTGCTTTTCGATCACGGACCACGAACCAGAGCTTATTAAAAATATAATGGAACAAACAATACCTCTTGAGGTCAAGAATAAAGTTGACTTTGAATCTGGACCAAATTGGGGTAGTATTAAATGAGGATAAATTATGGCATATCTAAATGCAAACGTACCACCGATCTATGCACAGATAAGGAGAGAGTATCTATATGATTTACAAAAACATCATGGAGAGGTTGAAGACTGCATTATCTTTGGTATCAGCGCTCTTACAGGTCGTAGCATACTATGGCATGCTATTATGGAAAACGGTGCAATATTTTATCGCTTACCAATTAGCGCGTTTATTCAGAAGGGATTTGAGGCATCCAGAGTGCCCACAAGACGACTTGATGAACTACAGCTCTGGAATTGTTTTTCTTATTATCCTGCTGTCACTTCTTGGGACATTCTAGAGTCACAAGCTGGTAAATATATCGGAAAAGATAAGAAATGGCACTCAGGTAAATACTTATTTACTATTGACTTTGCACATCCAGAAGCTAACATACTTGACACTGATCATTCAGAGATACCGCACGAGCACAAGTGCGCTCACATTATTGCTTTGGACGATGGCAATTTTGCAGCACAGCCAAACAACAGATGTATATGGGATATACCTTCTTTTACTGTGAAAGATAACACCCCTGACTGGAAAGTGCAGACATCTGAATGGAATGTGGAAGATAGTAGAGCTTGGCGTACAGAAGATACCGACAAGTTCTTCTATGAAATAGAGGAGAAAAAAAATGATTAAAAAAGTAAAAGATAAAGCTTTTCATTATTGGCATAACCACAAGATTGAATCTCTTGTGTTTATTGTTTTGGTGGCAGCTTTGATTATTAAATAATGGATTTAGCAGCTTTATTAAAAAAAAACTTTGTATTAGTTCCGGTTGTGGCTTCGGTCTTGGTCGGAACTTTTACAGGTGTTAAGTATGTGGTAAATCTAACAGACACCATAAATGAAAATAAAGCACAGATAGAAAGTATACAAAGAGATATGTCTGTTCTTACAGATAAAGTAAATCTGATCACAGGTAAATTAGAAAGAGCTGAAGGGACCTGGGAGATGGCTGAAAATTTATATGAAGTGTTAGCTAACAAAGTTAATGAGATGGAGTGGGATATCAAAGATTTGAACAGAGAGATAAATTACTAGGATGAATTATGGAGAACGCCAGGATGAATTACTACTTTACAGGTCTTCTCATACTTATGCTAACAGCGTTAGCTTTCTGTGCTACTCCAGCATATCCTAAAAACGAATATCTTAATGAGTATGGCGTAAGGTGTGGTGAATTTGATGTATCTGTTGAAAAAAGAGATTCTGAATATAATAATTATAATAATAGCTGGGACGAAAGAGACGATAACAGCATAAGACTTACGTACAGAAAATACCTGGGCACAGATTGTAAAACCTCAAAAGAAAATGTGCAATTAAAACAACAATTAGAACTGATGAAGATGTGTAACAAAGTAAACAGAAATCCTAGTCTAGCCTACAATCCAAATTTTAATCTATTGGTATCAAAATGTAGAGGCGTCATACCTACAGATATAAGTGAAGATAGACCAGAGCGTAAGAATCTATGGAAAGAAGAAAAGAAAAAATATTTAGAAGCTAATCCAGACGCTAAAACCATGGATAATACAACGTTGAAAATGCCTCCAAAAGGCACTATACTTCCAAAACCAAAACCAAAACATGAGTAATAAACCTTTATCAATATCGGAATCGGCAGCTGTGCAGATGCCAATGAAGACGGTTGCCAGTCTGATAATTATCGTAGCGTTAGGCACGATGGGTTACTTCCAGATAATAGAACGTCTTAACATTGCGGATACCAAAATCAAAATAATGGAACAGGATGTTGATCAGAATACAGAATTTAGAATCAAGTGGCCACGTGGACAAATGGGTTCACTGCCCGCAGATTCCGAACAGTACATGATGCTGGAAGATCTTTATAAGACCACGGATCGTATCAACAAACACATCGAGGACATGGCTCTAAATAAAGTTAACATAGAATTTTTATCAAAACAGATGGATAAAGTTTTGGTAGATATTGAAAAATTAAAAGATTCAAATAGGGATATGAAATACAATGGCAACGGGAAGAATTACTAGAAAAGTTTTAGATTATATAGCCGACATAAACAGGCAGACAAAACAGATGAGGTTTGTAAAAGATCTAAAGAAAGAGGTAGAGACAGGTAAACATGGCACACAGAAGTATGTTGTGAAAGAGGGTGAGAACAAAGGTAAGGTATTATGATTGAATCTGTGGTAGCCCTGCTTATGTTTGTTAACGGAGAGATCAAGGAACACCGTATCCAGGATAGCATGGCTGCGTGCCTCCGTGGCAAGCGCCAGGCTGAAAGACAGTACAGCGAGTCCGTATCCTACAAATGCTATAAGGGTAAGGCAGAGACAGAGATCTACATGGGAGAGAAATCTATCAAGGCTTTAATAATAAAATGAAAATCACAGCAGAAATCGTAAATGGTAAGTGTCCAACGTGTGATGAGTTCACAATGTTGGTTGGGCTAACAAAACAAGTGTATAGATGCATGAATTGTGGCACGGATTTGGAGCAACATGTTAATGGAAAGATAGTGTATCTACCACATGTAACAAAAAGATCAGAGTTTGATCTTGTGGTAAAGGATTGGGTGGATGGCTAGACAAAAATTTGTCCACTTCATACCAAGACCAAAACCACGAAAACGTCCACGACGTCACAAAAAAAACCTGAATAAAAATGAAAAAAGAGACCACAAACCCTACAATCGACAAGGCAGAAAACAGTAGTTGACAGATCCCTATATATCCTATATAAAATAGGTATGAAAGATTATAATTACACACATAAAGAATTTAAGAAAGATAGTAATAGTTTACTACAACGTTTCAATAACAACGAGGTCGACCTTGATACATATCGAACCGAAAATAAAAATCTACTCAAGAAGTTATCAACAAAAGAGATACTAAAAAATTCTAGAGGTCTAAATACTGCAGCACGTATGGCTGCCATAGATCAGATGTCCCGTAAACATAACATCGATCAGAAAAAATTAGAAGAATTCTATAACACCGATTTAAGTCCTGATTGTAACATAATAAATTTTAATCTGGGTGGTGATTTTAACACACTCAACCAGGCATGTGAATTCGAATTAAGTTTGTTGAAAGGGTTTGTGGATCAAAAATTCGATCCAAATATTCGTGATATCGGAGTCCCAACAACAGAGAGTATCGATTATTCTATAATAAAGAACATAGATAATGTAAAACATGGTGAACTTGTGCAACCCTACAAAAATGGAATTCTAATCAAAAAAGATATAAGCTGTAAGGGTTCACACTTTTTTTGCATGTATAATAATATTGGTATTAAAGAAACAATTAAAAATATAGTTGATCCCATAATACGTATGGGAGACAAAACGTACTTTGTAACCAAGGATCTAGCGAACAGACTTATCGAACATAAAGATAATTTTACGATCTATTTTGCGTTTACCAGAGCTCACAAAAATAAGGTTTTTAAAATAAATCTAGGTAAAAATAATAATTTAAACTCTATATTAGAACATGTATCAAAATTTAAAACTCCAGAATCTGATTTAACGTTTAAAATATATGCATCATTACCAAAGAATCTATTTAATGATGTGGCGAGTATGAATGGTTTATTCGATTTTATCGATATGAATAATGATCAAGTAAAGGAGGCTTACAAAGGTTCAGCTCTCATAGACTCGGAAAGTTTTAAAATGGATGGGATAAAAAAATTAAATGGTATTAGTAAGACAGATCTATTGAAAGCAAGTTATACATTTACATACGTGCAAAAAGCAGTATCTTTTATAAACATGATGACAACTTATCTAAATAATTATAGAGATATACCTACCGAAGGTTTAGATACACTGTTTGATCCATTTAAAAAAAGTAAAAATGTTCAAGAGACCTCTGATATTCTATTTAAAAGTCTAAGACAATCATCAAAAGATTTTTTAAGAGTTTTCAGTAAAACCAAAAAACAAATATATTTTAATAGGTCTGTCAAAGATAACATAGAAAAATTCAGTCTACAGTGTTTAGTTGATGTCTTTATGGATTTGTATTATATGCACAATAACACAGAAAACGGGATAAAATTATCAACAGATGATTATTTGGACACACAGAGTGCGAGTCAAATAGATTGTCTATATTATTGGAAATATTCTGATTATTTCTCAATGGCACATGGGCATCTAGGCAATAAAGATTATCCTTTGTTTCTAGAGAAAGGAGAGATATTTAATAACAGAGACATGTGGGAGCATTTTGATGAATTTAGAAATAGCCCACACCACGCAAAAAGATACAACGAGACTCATGAGTTGGATAAGGAGATCAAGGATAAGGTATCTCTTATATTAAAAGAGGCCATGAATCAGGAAACTGGTCTATTAATACCTTACAATGCCTGTGTCGAGCTGCAGGATGATTTTAATTTCAGATACGCAAGATTTATCGAAACAGAAAAATTTATTCATATATTTCTACATGATGAGAACGACAGATATCTCTCCGAGTTATATTGCAAAGGGGAGGATGAATTCAGATATTGGTTGGTTAACAGAAAACAGATATTCGATGAGCCAGCGAATCTTAAAAAAATGTTCGATCGTCTGTATGTTAAACTTGCATCATGTATAAGGGATTGGAAGGTTCTGATAGAGAGGGACAGCACGATGAACTATAGAGGTCGTAGGGTTCCGACTGGCGTCAAATCTGGTGTGAAGAGAATAATATATTTACCAAGAGTAAGATATAAAACAAATCCAAACAAAGAGCAGAAAAAACGAGAGAGGATATTTTATAATGAGAGCAGAAAATTCTCTGGTGAGAGAAGAGCACATATAAGAAGACTGCCAAGTGGAATGAAACCATCCAAGACACAACTTGTTCTGGCAGAAAGCAATAACGTATACATACCAGATAACTATACCTATGTTAAGGAGTCGATATGGGGAAAGAAGAACATGACTCAAAGACAGATAAAATATAGAACGAAATCATTAAACGGATTACTGTATTGTCCAGATCAGGAGTTCAAAAAACACGAGGGCATATCAGAGATGAGTCCTGCAGGTTTCGAGGAACACTGTGGAAGATACATTAAGAGCATAGGTTACGAGGTATATAAGAGAAATAATTATGATGGTGGGATAGACATCAGAGGTATCAAGAAGGATGGATCACGGATATTTGTACAATGTAAACATTATATACGATCTGGAGAACCGATAGGACCAGACGTGGTGAGGGAGTTAAAGGGTTCGACTGATCTTGAGAAAAAGGATATTGATGAGTGTGACATAGAGATGATGATAATATCTTCCACGAGATATACACACAAGGCAATAGAGGCAGCGGAAAAGTTAAACATAAAACTAATGAAAACTGAGGATATAGAAAGTAAAATATAATTAACATACAGGAGGAAAAATGGAAGACAAGACGATAGATAAAGTAACAATACTAGCAAAGCTTTGTGTAATATGTGACATGCAAGTAAAGCTACATGAAGATAAAAAAAAACTCGAAGCAGAGTTAGAACAGTTAGAGAAGGATGAAAGAAAAAGTAATCACCATTAAACCAAAGGGCATCTCACAGAAACAGTGGGCCAATCTTTTATTAGAATTAAATCTGATAAGAAAGGCATGGAAATCATACGGTGTCGACATGCAGATATCGGCACCAGGATTAAAAAACATAATCAAATGGGGTACGAAATCTTATGGATCTAATATTATTGAGTGACGAACTTTATAAGTTGGTATCAGTCACTAAAGAGATGATGGAAGGTGTTGAGATACTTGCGGAGGTTGATTGTTTTGATCTCTGTGACATACTACGTTTACATCTGACCACGTATCACGAACCATGGAACGTCCATGTCATGAATGACGGCACCGGACATTTCTATGGTTGCATATGTAGATAGACCTATTCCAAAGAGGGAATAGAGGGAATAGGTCGTGATGATGAGATATTTTTGCAGTAACATTTACCACAAGTTTTGTCAAATGGTATTTGTCGGAGTGCAGTAAAACTTGATAAACATGTTGTATTTATTGACATCGTCGGGTCCAATCTCATGTAATTTTCTGAGAGATTCCTCATATCCAAACTTCAGACAATCGTAGTTAGTGTCAAATGTATCCGGCCACGGGAACGGGTCCAGACAGGTGCCAGCCACCCCAGAACAAATAATCAAACTTAACAATATTTTCATTGACAATCCTACATATTATCCTATATTTACCCATAAATATGAAAGGAATCAATCATGACAGACATGAGTAAATATAAAAATGTTTCTCTAACAAAAGAAACATATAAGGTTTTAGAGTTGTTATCAAAGACATTATTGCCCGCTACGAAATTATCTGTGGCCAAAACTATCGAGGCGATAGCAAATGAAAAGGTGAGAAGATTAAATGGCAAAATTAAAATTAAGTAAGGTGGTCAAGATGATATGCAAGACCTGCCATGGTAATGGCTATATAAGGGTGGCAACTGGGGATACATCGATAGATTTTAGAGACAACAGTCAGGTACATCAGTGCTGGGATTGTGATTCGCAGGGAGAATTTTATGAGACGGTTGATGATAATCTTATCGATGATGGTCCTTTTAACAAACTGCACTAGGGATTTTGATTTAAACCCATGGACCACGGTGTTAAAACAAACGATAAAAGTAAAAAATGAAAAATAAATTTTTTCCAACTCAAGTTGTTGATAATTTTTTTGAAGATCCTAAAAAGATTGTCAAGTTTGCTAAAACTTTAAAATACAAAAAAGGACCACTTGGCAATTGGCCTGGAGTAAGATCAGATGGTTTACATGATGTAAACTATAATTTTTTTAATTCTGTTTTAAATAAAATACTTTCTTTATCTTTTGACTACAACGCTCATCAGGTAGCCTGGAAAGATACTCAAATGTATTTTCAAAAAACATATCCTTATGATCCTAAAAATAAAGATAATATAATTAATCAAGGATTAGTTCATTGTGATGGTAATCAACCTATAGTTGGATTAGTTTATTTAACAGAGGGTGCTGATATTGAATCAGGAACTTCAATAATGAGTCAAGTTAAAAAATATTCTTATAAACAAGCAGGAAAACTAATAAGAAATCATGAAAGTAAAAAAAGAAATATTTACAAACAATCACTAAAAGATCTTACCAAAAAAGATCTAAAAGATTATGCTAAATTAATTAAAAGTTGTAATTCTGATTTTGTAGAGAATATAAAAATAAATAATATTTTTAATAGAGCTATTTTTTATACAGGTAGTGATTATCACAAAGTTAATTCATTCTATACAGGTAAAAAAGAAAGATTGACTCTTGTGTTTTTTATAAAAACTATAGAAGCCACCGGATACTCTCCTCTGCAAAGATTAGAATCAATTAAAACGGTGTTAAAAAAATGATTCCAGAAACCGATAGGGCTTACATTGCAGGTCTGTTCGATGGTGAAGGTTCGATACATTTTAAACGTGGTATCGAGAAAAAAAAGAGACACAAGGGTAAACCCGGATACAGGTTATCAAACTCCATGCGCATCAGTATGGAGGTAACCATGACCGATAGATCTGTATTGGAATGGATGCATGATGTATTGAAAGTTGGAACCCTGGTCAAGAAACCACGCAAGGGCAGAAGAAAGGATGGCACAAGATATCTGATGCAATGGAAATGGCGATGCACATTCAGGGACGCATACTATGTCTGCTGTCTCATCTGGCCATGGTCACATACAAAGTTACCAAAGATCACACAGATACTGGAGCATTATGCGAACTACAAGGTCATGGAGGGCAAGGTGGTCAGCCTCGATGAGTACAAGAAAGCGATGAGTCTGGAATGATGTTAAGATTTTATTTATGGGTGATGGGTTGGTCCGGCACGTTAAGTGCGTGGGCTTTTAGAAAACAGGCTGCGATTATAAGAGAACATAATCGTAAAGAAGAAGAGGAATATCTAAAAGAATTAAAGAGAAAATTATGACGGTGGAACAGGGATTAGGTATGTTATTTATGGGTGTCGTAGCATTAACGATCGGCGGCACGATAGCTTTTTTTATATTGAGAAGGGTATATCGAGCGTTGCATGATCCTAAAAAGAATAGGTTTGATGATCTAGAATGATGAGTGATGAGGATATAAAAGAATACCACAACATCGGTAAGGCGATCAAGCACAGCGATAAGTATAACTATGTCAGTGGCACACGCGTCGATGACCACGGAACACGGACCTATGATGTAAATGGTTATAGACTTCCGTCGGTGACTACGATATTAGGGGCCACCAAAGATCAACAATTTTTAAAAGACTGGAAGGCCAAAGTTGGAGAAGCAGAAGCAGAGCGAATCAAAAATGTATCTAGTAGTCGGGGGACAGCTATGCACAAATTCCTGGAAAACCATATCACAGGAGTGGGCTACGATGATCTTACAGCACTCGGACAG